ATGAGCGTTCTGCTGTTGACATAATAAAAGCAGAAGGCTTCAAAGTATTCCCTGCAAAAACTAACAGTGTGTCAGCTAGGCTGTCAGCTGTTGATGATTTCCTAATGCGACAGGCAGACGGAGATGCTGCATTCTTACTTGACCCCCGCTGCACACATCTTAAGTCAGCTATGATGGGTGGGTATAGATTCCATAAGAAAAACGGAACTGTTGAAAAAAATAAACATTCACATGTAGCTGAGGCTTTACAATATTTAATGATGCATATACATTCTATAGGTGAAGGCACACTCACCCCCCAAGCTCGTGAAGTGCGCAGAGTAGCAGCTGTAGGGTGGACGTAGCTTTCGACATTGGTAGACCTCCCTTGGGTTGGAATGTTACTCCACTGGCAAACCTCCCTAACTTAAGCCCCGTCAAGTTTTACTCCTTTCCACTTGACGGGGCTATTTTTTCGAGTAAACTATAACAAGTTGTCAGTTATTGGAGGTGACTATGGGTAAATGCGGCGGTGGAAAACCTTACATGCGATCATCAGACAATCCTAAGATGAACGGGACTGCTGGCGATTTTCGTAGACCATACATTACAGGCGGGCTAGTTGGCCCTGCTATGCAGTATAGTAATGATATGGCTAAGCGTAAGAAAAAAGACGATGATGATGAGGATGATGAAGAAAAGATGGCCAAGGCTAAGAAGTCTCGTAAGAAAGGTTCAGGCTACGGAACAGGGATGGCGTAATGGTTGGGCTTAGAATGTTACGTGTTGTAGGCAATGCAGAGCTTGTAGCTGAAGAAGAAGCTGCAGCAAAGGCTGCTTTGCAAGACAGACAGAATGAGCCTTATATATTAGGATTACACTCACATATACAAGAGTGTTGGCATGCAGCTAAAGAAGCTAAAGATCCTATTGAAAATATTATGCTTAAAGCATTGCGGCAACGTAATGGTGAGTACGAGGCAGATAAATTAGCGGCTATACAATCTCAAGGCGGCTCAGAAATTTACATGATGTTAACTGAAGTCAAGTGCCGAGGCGCTGAATCTTGGTTACGTGACATACTGTTAGATTCGGGTACACCCCCTTGGGACTTAGAGCCTACGCCTATTCCAGAACTTACACCTTTACAACAAGCAGAGATACAAGAGGCGTTTGCTGAATCTGTTGTTGATATGATTAAACAGATGGGGCAAGCCCCTACACCAGCTCAGCTTAGTGAATTAAAAGAAATGGTGACTCAAGACTTCCGATTCGGAATGTTGCAGGGTGCACAGAATCGTGCAGACAAAATGAAAATCACTATCAATGATCAGTTTGCTCATGGCGGTTGGTCTGAATCATTTAATGAATTTATTACTGATCTAGTAACTTTTCCATGTGCTTTTCTCAAAGGGCCTGTCATTCGCAGACAGAGGCGTATTAAATACGACCAGTCGTCTGAGATGACCACAGTTAGTGCTGATGAGGTTATAGCACCAGAGTTTGAACGGGTTGATCCGTTTAATATTTATCCAGAGCCAGGAGTTTCACATATAAATGATGGTTATCTTTTTGAGCACCACAAGCTCAGCAGATCTGATCTTTCCGAGCTTATTGGTCTGCCTGGGTATGATGACGATGCTATTCGTGAGTTGTTAGAGTTAGGTGTAAATGATTATGGTAGCTGGATAACAGAAGATTTTGAATATTCAAAGGATGAAGAAGAACGTAAATTTAGCACTCATAGGCGACCTACAAGTATGTATGATGCCTTAGAGTTTTGGGGCAAGGTTAGCGGTCAAATGCTTGTTGAGTGGGGTATGGACAAAGAAATGGTTCCAGACCAAGCCAAAGAGTATGACGCAAACGTGTGGGTGATAGGTAATTACGTAATTAAAGCGGTCTTAAATTACGACCCACTAGGAGAAAAACCATATGCTAAAACATCATTTATTAAATCCCCTGGAGCGTTTTGGGGTAAAGGTATACCAGAAATTATTGAAGATGTCCAAAATGTTTGTAACGCAGCTACAAGAGCGCTTGTTAATAACATGGGCATATCTAGCGGGCCTCAGGTCGAAGTTAATCTCGAAAGAATCCCGCCGAACGAAGACATCACGCAGCTCCACCCGTGGAAAATCTGGCAAGTAACAAACGATCCCCTTGGAGCTAACGCACCTGCAGTTAGGTTTACACAGCCTGAGGATAATGCAAATACGTTAGCGGCTATATATGATAAGTTTGCTAAGTTGGCAGACGACCATAGTGGCATTCCTTCCTATGTCACTGGAGACTTGAACGTTCAGGGTGCAGGTCGAACTGCCTCTGGACTTTCAATGTTGATGGGATCAGCAGGTAAAGGTATACGTCAGGTAGTTATGCATATAGATAATGATGTTATCAAACCAGTTATCCACAGGATATTCTTGTATAATATGCGGTATAATGATGATGAATCTATCAAGGGTGATCTGGCTATTGTACCGAAAGGTGCTGTTAACCTAGCTGTTAAAGAGACTGTTAATATCAGACGTATTGAGTTTCTTAATGCTACAGGTAATGAGATTGATTCACAGATCCTTGGTACAGAAGGCAGGGCTGCTATCCTTAGGGAAGTTGCTAAAGGGCTTCAGATGCCAGTCGATGATATTATTCCATCGAAAGAGAAAGAAGCATTTAAGTCTCGCATATTAAAAGCACAACAAGAGCAGCAACAAATGCAGCAAGCACAACAGCCACAACAAGGGCAGGTAACTGACCCCGCTGGTAATCCAGCAGGTGGCATGGGTGCAAATACAGTTATGAACAGGTCTACAGGGAATAGCCAATGATTAGACCTGATGCTAAAACATTACAAAGTCTGGCGGCTGTATCCAAACAGTTTCCAGAGATATTAGAATTTATTGAGGCTTGGAGGTTACATGAGTTAGAAACCTTACCAAGTGTCATTAATAACGTGGCGCTACAACAGGGGCGGTGTCAAGTTCTTGGCGAAATAGTCAAGTTAATTAAAGAAGCCCCATCAACAGCGGCAAAGGTTTAGTATGACCAGCCGCCTAACACGCATACCTTAAGGAGCGAAAAATGGCAATACCAAAGCAAGTTCAGAAACAGTCTGAGGCAGTACAAGAGTTGTATAAAGAATTAAACACTGATGAAGTGAATGAGAATCAGGAGGCCCCTCAAGCAGAGGCGGAGGCCACTGAGACTATTCCCCCTGCCGACAGTGTAGAAGAAGTTGCGGTCGAGTCTTCTGGAGAGCACTCAGAGGACAATCAAGAGAAGGGTACTAATTGGCAACAAAAGTACAAGACTCTTCAAGGAATGTATAACGCAGAAGTTCCCCAGCTAAAACAAATGGTGCAGGAACAAGGATCTAAGATAAACCAGTTTGAGCAGTTGATTGCGACTATTAACCAACAGAAGCAACAGCCGCAAGAAGCTCCGAAGCCAATACTAAGTGACGAAGAGCTTAACGAGTATGGTGAGTCTATAGATATTATGCGTAAAGTTACCAAAGAAGAGACGGGTAATTTGTTAGGAGAAGTTAGCGCTTTGAAAGCACAAATTGCTCAAATGGCACAGAATACTGTTCCGCAAGTTCAACAACTAGCTAATCAAGTTGGTGATACTCAAGAGCAATTATTCTGGTCTAAACTTTCTACTATTGTTCCAGACTGGCAAAGTATTAACGAGAATGAAAATTTTCAAACATGGTTGTTAGAAGTCGACCCACTATCGGGTATGGCAAGACAGGCATATCTTGAAGATGCTCAGAGGCGTTATGATGTTGACAGGGTAGCAGCATTCTTCACATCTTGGTCAGACTTAAACGGTAACGGATCTGCTCAACAGGTGAAGTCCACAAATCAAGACGAACTTAAGCAACAGGTTGCCCCTAAGAAAAGCAGAAGTGCTGGGGCTAATACACCTGCTGGATCTAAACCATCATATAGCACAGCTGATATAGCTGCGTTTTATGACGATGTACGAAAAGGCAAGTTCAAAGGTCGTGATGAGGAGAGGGCAAAAATTGAACGTGACATCTTTGCTGCTCAGGCAGAGGGTCGCATAACTTAAAATGTGTTAGGAGGCCAAAATGGCATACGCAACATCCCCTGGGCATCCCTCATATACAGGGAATTTTATTCCTGAAATATGGTCTGGGAAGCTCATTGAGAATTTCTACGATGCAACAGTGCTCGCAGCAATCTCTAACACCTCCTACGAAGGTGAGATTCGTAGCATGGGTGATACGGTTAATATCCGTACAACCCCTGAAATCACTATCCAAACTTACGTTAAGGGTCAGACTCTTAATGTAGAGCAGCCTGATAAGCCAAAGCTACAGCTGCTTATTGACAAAGGTGAGTATTTCGCATGTATCGAAGACGATGTAGACGAAGTACAAGCTGACATCAATATGATGGATCAGTGGTCAAAAGACGCTTCAGAAAGAATGAAAATCAAGATTGATCAAAGAGTCTTGACTGACATGCTTACTGATGTTCACGCTAGTAATAAAGGCACTGCCGCTGGAAGAATTTCTGGTGACATTGACCTTGGTGTGGCTGGTACTCCAGAAGCAATTACATCTGCCAATGTTATTGGTAAGATCATTGATATGGGTACTGTGCTTGACGAAGCTAACTGTCCTGAAGGAGATCGCTTCATAGTGATTCCTGCTAAGATGGCTGGCATGATCAAGCAATCTGATCTGAAGGATGCGTCTATTACTGGAGATGGTAATACACCTCTTCGTAACGGACGTTTGGGCATGATTGATAGGTTTACTGTTTACGTAAGCCACAATCTTTACAAGAACGGTTCTGAGTTCAGCGTTATCGGTGGACACAATATGGGCTTCACATTTGCATCTCAGATGACAAATATGGAAACCATCCGTTCTGAAACAACTTTTGGTAACATCATTCGTGGTCTTCAAGTTTACGGCTATAAAGTCGTTAAGCCTGAAGCTCTTGCCACGATGGTTGTTACTCTTTAATAGGAGGATCAGATGGCTGCTTATACAGACTCACACGGCTTTGATAAAGGTTCTGCTGGACATCCAGCTAAGGGCTTAACCAGGGTCGGGTACATGGAAGTTGATTTGAACTTCGCTGATATTACTACAGCTAGGGCTACAGCAGGTGCTACAGCTCTTGCCGCTGGTGATTCCATCGAAGTACTTTCGATTCCAGCTAATACGCTAGTGTTAGCCGTTGGTGCAACTACTATTACTGCTGAAGGTGCAGCGTCAACATTTGATCTCGGTCTTACAGGCGGAGATGTTGACGGTTTTGTTGATGGGGGCGATGCTAATGCAGCGGGTACTACATCTTCAAACGGTGCACTTTTGAATGGCGATAATCAAAGCCACTATTTTGCAACTGCAGATACCATTGATATGCTTATCGGTGTGTCTGGAGCTGTGACTGATGCGGCTAGGATTAAAGTTTGGGCAGTGGTTGTTGATTGTTCAACAGTTGCCTAAAGGATTAGGGGGGCGGGTTAGGATTCGCACTGCGATGCCCCCCTACTCTAAAAGGACACAGTATGGCTAAAATTAATAAAGTTAAGATGGCATGTAACAAACCTAAGCGTCAGGTATCTGGTGGCAAGAAGTTTGTTGTTAAAGCGTGTCAAGGTGGCAAAGAAAAAATTATTAGGTTTGGCGATGCCAATATGAAGATTAAAAAGAATCAGCCAGGTCGCAGAAAGAACTTTCGTGCTAGACATGGTTGTGACAGCAGGCCACCGTCTAAGATGACAGCTAGATATTGGTCATGCAAGAAATGGTAAGTTATGGGTAAAAAAGACGCATGCTATCATAAGGTGAAGAGCCGCTACAAAGTTTGGCCCTCAGCATATGCTTCAGGGGCTTTATCTAAATGTAGAAAAGTAGGCGCTTCTAATTGGGGCAACTCTAAAGTTAAGAAGACTACCAGAAAGAAAAAATGATATGGCGGTCAGAAAAACAGCGGAAGGGGCAAAATTAAAACGATGGTTCAAGGAGAAATGGGTTGACGTTCGTACGGGGAAAGCATGTGGCAGACGTAAAGGTGAAAAACGGGGTACTCCATATTGTCGCCCATCCAAGCGTGTCAGTTCTAAGACTCCCAAAACATCTAGTGAACTTAGTGCATCCGAAAAGAAAAGTAGGATTGCACAGAAAAAACGACTTGGCCAACCAGCAGGTAAGCCAAGGCGAGTTAAATCAGTAAGGAGAAAAAAATGACCAAAAGATGGTTAAAAAATATAAAAGATGGCGAAATCTATGGGTGGAATGAAATCCTAGCCGCTAATCCTTTAACTAAAGAAGTTACTGAGGAAGAAGCATTCCCAGAAAAATTTATAACTAAAAAACAAAAAGGGCGTAAGGCTAAGGTAAACATGGAGACAGAAGTTGTGGATGACACACCTAAAGTTTCTGCAGAGTTAGAAGAAGAGGCTACAAAAGGTTTATCCAGAGCTAGAAATGATAAAGGTCATTATATAGCTGATGATCCTGATACGCCTGAGAATGAGGCTTGGGTAGATGATTCTAAATGATGTTATAACGGAAGTCCGTGATCTAATACAAGATACAGACTCAACAGGGTATCGTTATACAGATGCTATGTTGTTGCAGTTTGCTAATCAGGTTTTAAGAAGAACAGCTATATTTAGACCTGATTTGTTTTCATTGCAGACAAATCTAACTTGTGTCGCTGGTACAGTTGTACAATCAGCACCTGCTGATTCTATTAGATTAATGGAAGTCTATTATAACGTTAATGGGAATGGGATTATAGAAACTACACGAGAAGTCTTAGATCAGGCATATCCAGCTTGGATGACTGATAATGCTGCTCAAACCATTAACTGGATTAGAAACATACGTAATCCAAATAAGTTTTTTATTTATCCGAAAGCTCCTAGCGCTCACGAAATAGTAATTGAGTATGCGCAGACTCCGCCTATCTACACAGGAGCACAAGCAGTAGCTTTACTACCTGATGCATACTTTCCTGCTATTGTAGATGGCACAGTATTTTTAGCGGAGTCTATAGATAATGAGCATGTTAACTCAAATAGAGCTGCACTTTTCCAACAGTCCTTCGCACAAGCACTTGGTATATCCTCGCAGACTAGACAGATTACTGATACAGAAGGTGGCGGAATACCTGAAGAGGAGGTTGTCTAATGCCAACAAGATTCGACAGTCTAGTGCCAAGGTTATCACCCAGTGTCCCAGGATGTCCGCAGCCTGTTATAGAACAGTATGTGAGAGATGCTGCTATAGATGCGTGTGAAAAAACTTTGGCTTATAGACATATACAAACTAAAATACCATTAACTACAGGGGTGTATGATTATCCCTATGACCCCCCAACTAACACTGAGGTTCATGCGTTTTTAAGTGCTTCTCTTGATGGCACTCATATGACGGCATTACCTTTAGAAGATTTTCAAGATAGATTTCCTAAGTGGCCTGATTTTGTAGCCGCTGATTATGGCATTCCAAGGTACATCTCACAACTTGATGCTGATACATTTATCGTAACGCCTACGCCTGACAATGCTAAAACCTACGAGATACGTATGGTTATTGCTGTTAAACCGTTACGCACAGCCATAGATATGGATACTACAGCTTTTGACGAATTAGAAAATATTATTATGCACGGAGCATTACAGAACTTATTGATCTTACCAGAACGAACATGGTCAGACAGAGAGTTAGCTGCATATCACGCTAAGCAATTTTTGCATAAAACTGCAGAGCGAAGAGCTAGAGCTAATCTAGGTGCTGCTAGAAATTCTCTACGTGTGAAACCAGTAGCTTTTGGATGTTGAGGTGATATATGGCAGATGTAATTAGATTAGTAAAAGGTAACACTAAACCTGACATTGTAGTTACTTTAACGGATGATAACACTGGGTCTGCTATAGATCTTAGCGCTGGTACAACTACAGTTACTGTAAAGTTTCGTAAACAAAATACGACTACTGTTCTTTCTACAATATCCACAGTTAAAGTTGGCGGTGGTACTACAGGGCAAATCCAGTTTGATTTCGCTGGGGGTGTGCTTAATGTAGATCCTGGGATGTATGAAGGTGAAGTAAATATAGATTTTAACGGTGCTGTCCAAACTGTTTATGACCTTATGAAGTTTAGAGTACGGGATAATTTCTAATGGCAAATATACGTTTGAAAGCCGCTACTCAAGGTGGGCTGGCTTTTAACGTAGCAGCTCCTACCGCTGGCATAGCATATGATGGTGGTGGCATAACATTAAATGTAGAGCCACAGGATAGTGAGATAGCATTTTCTGCTGATCCCATAGTCACTGATAAAATATACAGAGCAAGAGCAGAACCACAG